TTACAGTTTGAATAAATGTCGTTCCCATATTTTCGACACCCATTGTTGAAGTTGAACTACCTCCGCCTGTTATCATAGCGCACTTATCAGTCCCTAATTGACCACAGGAGTTTCCGCTAGGCATGGACGCAGGACCTTGGCCCCCCCAGTCAAAAAACATTGAACCGTCTTTAGAATTATTTACATAACCATTATCGCTGTCTAATAAATCGCCAGAATCTTGATTTGAAACAGTTGTAGTTGTTGTAGTTGTAGTTGTTTCAGTAGTCGTAAGTATTCCGTCTGCTTGGAATTCTATTGTTTCTATGCTAGTTTCTTCAATGATTTGTTCAATCGTAGGAGTGCATAATCCAACTGTATCAGTTGTACAATCAACAGCTCTACTAGAAAAGGATAGGCACACCAATATACATAGCCATGCCCACAATAACGAATTTTTCAAAATCATTTAAATCTCTTACAGTTTGTTCATTTATTTCAATTCTAGTCTCTGTAATATTTTGAAATATTACGCTACCTTCTGGAATATCTTCTAAATTTGATTCCCAACCTTTTCTAGCATCTTCCCCTATGCTTGCATTATAAGGGCAGTATGTGCCTGCATTCCACATTGCGTCAAAAACTCGACTGTCAGCACAAAGAGTTGAGATTGCTGCCACCTTCATGCCCATTGCGTAAAGTGAGCGTGATAGCTTTAGTCGTTCGCAATTTTCGTCACGCACCGTAACACCCGAAGAAATTCCAAGTATTTGTGTCTGCACAGCTCCTGCTACAGCTGTCTTACAAATATCTGAATTATTTACTACTACACTTGGCGAATTCGCTGTCGGAGGAGTACTATTTGTAACTACAGTTGAACTAACTGTATTTGTTTCTGCGAATGAATAATTAGATATTACTAGGATAGTAAAAAAAACAAGAAATATAATATTTTTCATCTAGCAGTTGTTGGTACTCCCTTACTACTGACAAAAGGGTGTTCTGCAAAAGCCATGTAGATGTAATTATTACCATTATTCCACTCCGTGCTAGCGTTTCTTAGTTTAAAACCATTTGATAAAATATCTATAGCTGAGTCGGTTGCTTCTGCATTGTTTAAATTTGCGTAAAGTTCTTGTCTGTTACCATTGAATCCTCTTTTATTATCCCACATAGGCCAGTTATTCGTTCCACCATCAGCTCTTTTAACCATAACCCAAGCAGGAGCAAAACCTGTATAAACAAATGGCCCATTAGTACTATTATTACCTGTGTAGCTACCAAATTTACTGTAGCCTTGTTTTTCGGCAAAACAATAAGCTACAAATGTTCTACTACTTCCATTGGTTGTATTTCCAGAACCTAATGAAAAAACAGTAGATGTTGGTGCTGTGTTATTGAAACTATAGTAAGGACTAGATTCTGTATTTGCCGCATCTGAAGTATTAATAGATATAGTTTTATTTGTTCCTGATAAATTTGTATTATACATCTGCCAATCACCAGAATTTGACCTACCCTTGAGCAAAACAATTTGAGGAGCTGAATTTAACCCATGACCTACTGTAGCATTAGAACCTGTGCCTGTATAAGTAACAATGCTAAACCCTGCAGTTGTATTAGCTTGTGAAACAGATAATGTTGAGCCATCAAAATTTGTTTGACCATGCGTAGTGTTAGTATTAACTTGTCCACCCATACCTGAGTGTTGCGTGCAATAATAGTAAAGAGTAGGTGCTGAAGCTGATACAGTTATTTGTGTAAATGCCCCTGCATTTCCAGGTGTTCCTGAAGTTGTTACCCCTGTAGTGTATTCACTTCCCCCTCCATGAGAACCATTAGAAGTCTCACTAAATCTCAAAGGGTGTCCTGAGTTTGAACTGTCTGATTGATCAAATATGTATGTGCCACCCTCTTGTAAATCTAAAGTTACAGCACTTTGAGCAAAGGTTGCAGTATCTCCAGAATTTCTAAATCTATATTTATTTCCACCATCACTTACTACTACTACTTTATAAGTTTTTGTTGGTGTTGTTCCTCCAGCTTTCCACTGCCATGCAACATAGGTATCATTATTTTCATTCACACTAGTTCCATCACCAACTGAAAAACCATCACTATCAAAAGATGTTACGGCTGGGGTATGTGTGCTTTCAGCACTATCATTATTTGGAAATATTCTTTTTCCCGCACCTCTACTGCTATCAAAAACTCTATGAGATACAGCGTTATTTCTTTCTTTAATCCACACCCAATCTGGTGCTAAATCAGAGTTTCCATCATTTGTTAAACTTCTTGCAGAGCCATTACCAGTATAAAGTAATGATTGAAAATGTGCTGATGGGTCATCTATTGTTGTATAAGCCATTATCCAAACTCCGCTAAGTTTTTAGTGCATAATGCAAAATAACCACTTGGAACAGCATATTCAAAGTTACCATGTCCGTTTGCATCTGCGTTACCACTTGATATTGAATAAGGTGCGTTGCCAAAATTTAACTGCCACCCATCACCGCCATCACTATCAAGAACATCTGGTAATAATGTAGAAAAACTACTTACAGAAAGAGCACCTGTTCCTGTTGACCCACTTGTTGGGTCTCCAGAGTTTTGATAAGTTCCATTTTTAGAAAAATAAATATTTTTGTTATCCATGTCTAAAGCAACTCCTATAATATCGTTATTAGCAAAAGTATTTCCATAACTTGTAGAAGAACCACCAACATATTTATTTCCATTATTTCTATAATATACACCCTCATCTAACGCATCATCTTCGTAAGAACTTGTAGTGTTTGCATCTGTAACACCTAATATAATAGCACCATTTAGTATTGCTTTACATTCCCAATACCATTTGCCATTTGATACACCTATTGTTGCTAAAGCGTGTTTCCATGGATTACTTCCACCTGATGCTAAAACTTTAGTATTTCCTTCTGAATATGCTTTGTTTGTGTTTGAGCCTATTGCAAGAGGATTTAAAGTAGCAAAATTATTTGTAGGTGTATCTGTTGTTTGATCTAAAAGGTTTAGATTAGTCGTATTAAAATGGTTATCATTTCCACTTGTATCAGCACCTAAGGATCTATCATTATCCATGTGCAATAATAATTTTGTATTTGCATCAGAAGTAAATCTTGAAGTCTGTACGGAAAAATTACCTGTATATCTAGCTACGTTAGAAATTCTTAGTTCATCAATATATCCGTCAAAAGTATCTGCATCTGTAAAACCTATATATAAATTATTTGGTGTACCTACAGTTTTACCAGATACATCATGTGTTGTTCCATCAACAGTACCATTTTTATAAATTTTTAATGTACCACCCTCATTTACAACTGCTATATGTGTAAATGTTGTATTTGCTAAAGATGGTGAGTTTGCACCAAAAGAATATTCTGTGCCACCAACATTTACCTTAAACTGTGGATCTGCTGGTCTATAATTAACAAAAAAAGAATTATTATCTCCATAAACTATAAAATCAGAACCACTTGAAGAATTTGCTAATTTATATGCCCAAAATTCTATAGTCCATGAATTACTACCAGAACCAAATCCAAAATCTGCTAGATTATTTGTAACATCTAAATAATTATTTGTATTATCTAAAAACAAACTTGATGAACCAAATTGTTTAACTGACTCATTAAAGGTTGCACCATTTTTAGGTGTTATTAAATGCCTACCTGTTGCATCTCCTAAAATTCCATTTCCTGTTTGAAATTCTAAAAAGAAACCATTAGTTCCATAAG